TCTATTGCCCATACGTTCCATTAACAATGGTACGTGCAGTTGGTGAAGATACATTCCAACCAAAAATTGGTTTTAAAACCAGATATGGAATGGCATCAAACCCATACGTAGGTGCTACACCTGCTGATGGACTAGCAGCTGTTAAGACTAATCAATACTACAGAATATTCAGAGTTGACAATATTCTAGGTGCGTAAGTCTTAGTACTTTAAATTAATATTAGAAGAGGGGCGAAAGTCCCTCTTTTTTTTGTATAAATAGAATTATGGCACTAACAACAAACTTCAATTATCTACAACCGACTGGATTTAAGTTAGTTATAGATAGAAAAAATTATCCGAACTTAGAGTTCTTTTGTCAAGATTTCACACATGCTGGCGTTATCATGAATACAGCAGATCTTGGCTATAAAAAGATATCAGCAATACCGTTTATAGGTGATAAACTTACTTATAATGAAATGCTTGCAAATATAATTCTCGATGAAGATATGAAATCTTATATAGAAATGCATAATTGGATGAGAAGGAATCTTGATACAGATAATGTAACTGCACTTGATAGAATTAGAAATGCAACTGCTGTACCAACAGTATCTGATATTACTTTATCAATACTTAATAGTTCCAATAACACTGTGGCGCAGATTATATATAGAGATAGTATACCAACAGCATTAACTGATATTCAGTTTCAAGCTACTAGTGGTGCAGAATCTTTTTTAACGTTTGGTGCTTCATTTAGATTTACTTATTTTGATATTAAAATATTTAATTCTACAACTGGTGCAATAACAGATTCATTTGATGTAACTGGTTCAGTAACCGGTTAATATATTATTGGAGAGATAATGATAGACTTGAAAAAAGTCCACGAAATGTGGCAGAACGATAGCATTATTAATAATGCAAAATTAGACGAAACTTCCAAAAATACCCCTCAGTTACATGCAAAATATCTGCAGTTATGGTCAACTGCAAAATTAGAATTAAGACGCGCTGAATTTGAACAAAAGAAATTACTTAAAGATAAGTGGTTATATTATAATGGTAAGATGGATCATCAAGCAATAAAAGAAAAAGGTTGGGTACCAGATCCTTTTGACGGATTAAAAGTATTAAAAGGAGAAATGGATTATTATTATGATAGTGATCCTGAAATTCAAAAATCAGAAGAAAGAATACAGTATTGGAAAACTGTAGTCGATACTTTATCTGAAATTATAGATAGTTTAAAGTGGAGACATCAGACAATAGGTAATATTATTAAATGGAAACAATTCGAATCCGGAAACTAAATCATTCTGTCATACATGTTGAGTGCGATAGAGGCGTTGGCGCAGAACTTAGAGAGTTTTTTTCTTTCTTTGTTCCTGGTTATAAATTTATGCCAGCATTTCGTAATCGTTTATGGGATGGAAAAATAAGATTATTTAATCAAATTAATGGTCAAATATCTGCAGGATTGTTTCCTCAAATATTGACGTTTGCAGAAAAACGTGAATACGAAATTGAAATATTAGAATCAGATTATGGTAATCCTAGTGAAGGAAATAAAATTAATCCTGAATTTATGATGAAGTTTGTTGAAGCTTTAAATTTGCCGTTTGAAATAAGAGACTATCAGTTTGATGCAGTTTGTACTGGAATACAGAGAAAAAATGCTATACTATTATCACCAACCGGTTCTGGCAAGTCACTTATAATATACGTACTAATGCGTTATCTTATAACATCGTTCGAACAAGATATTCTTGTAATAGTACCAACTACATCATTAGTCGAACAAATGTATAATGATTTTAAAACTTATGGTTATGACGTAGAAAAAAACTGTCATAGAATATATTCGGGTAAAGACAAGAATACAACAAAAAGAATTATAATAAGCACATGGCAATCAATATATAGATTTCAACCAGATTGGTTTAGCAGATTTGGAACTGTATTTGGAGATGAGTGCCATGGATTTAAATCTAAATCGCTTACTACTATAATGAATAAATGTATAGAAGCTGAATATAGATTTGGCACTACTGGAACATTAGATGGCGCGTTAACGCATGAGCTAGTATTACAAGGATTATTTGGGAAAGTTTATAGAGTTACAAGTACCCGAGAATTGCAAGATAGCGACACACTTGCAAAACTTGCTATAAAAAGAATAATACTAGATCATGATGAACAGATTAAAAAGAATTTTGGTAAGAAAACGTATCAAGAAGAAATTGAATTTATAGTAACAAGTGTTAAACGAAATACGTTTATAAAAAACTTAACTTTAGATTTAAAAGGTAATACATTAGTTTTATATAATTATGTTGAAAAACATGGTAAGCCTCTTTATAATATGATTAAAGACGAAGCTAAAGAAAATCGCATGATTTTTTTTGTATCAGGCGGAACTGCAGCAACAGATAGAGAAGCTATAAGAGGAATAGTAGAAAAACAAAAAGATTCTATTATAGTTGCATCGCTTGGTACGTTTAGTACAGGTATAAATATTAGGAATCTACATAATATAGTCTTTGCATCTCCATCTAAATCACAAATAAGAGTTTTGCAGAGTATAGGAAGAGGTTTAAGAAAGACCGATGATGGGAAGAGTACTACACTTTACGATATTATCGATGACATAATTTGGAAGTCACGAAAAAACTTTGGTATATTACATGCTGATGAAAGACTGAGAATTTATGGAAGAGAAAAATTTAACCATAAAACTTATAGAGTAAATCTATGACTATAAAACAATTTAAATTAACAAATAACGAAGAAATAATATGTGAAGTTGTGGAATGGAATACTGGTGATGACGCTGGTGACATTTTGGTAAAACAAGCTTTGAGAGTTATAACTGTTGAAGACTATCAAAAGGGATGGAGGTTTTTTGCTTTTAGACCTTGGATGTCTTTTCAAGATGATCCAGCTTCATTACAAACAATAAATTCNTCACATATAATAGTGACAACTAGTCCGTCAAATAATATATTAAAACACTATAAAACATGTTTAACTAGTATAATTGACGACNTAAAACATAATAAAACAAATACAAAAAAAGCATATGCTAATTTTGATGAAATACAGAATGAAATGAGAGATTTAACTGATGATGAAATGGATGACTTTCTAGAAAGAAAATATGGTGCTATTGAAGAAGAAGATAAAATTCTAGATTCTAGCGATAGTAAAATTATTAAATTTAAACCACGTGGTACTTGGCATTAAAGTATATCCCCTTCTCCCCGTATACTCTTTTATTATACCATAGATTCATACGAATGTACACCATTATATTTTCAGTTAAGAGCTAAATTTAACTGTGTACATTTAATGAAAATCAGTGTATAATAATACTATAAAATAAAGGTTTAAACAATGGCACGTAAAAAAAGCATACATTATGTCAACAACTCTGATTTTAGTACAGCAGTAGTTGAATACGTTAAGACAGTAGTTAATGCTAGACAAACAGATATCAAAATTCCAACAGTACCAAATTATATAGCCGAGTGCTTTCTTAAAATAGCAGAAGGATTGTCTCATAAAGGAAACTTTATAAGATACACATATAGAGAAGAAATGGTAATGGATGCAGTTGAAAATTGTTTAAAGGCAATTAGCAATTATAATTTAGAAGCAGCTACAAGAACTGGTAAACCAAATGCATTTGCATATTTTACACAAATAACATGGTATGCTTTTTTAAGAAGAATAGCAAAAGAGAAAAAACAACAAGAAATTAAAATGAAATACATGACTAAATCTGGTTTAGATGCCTTTGTTGATGTTGGTACTGAAGCAGGAGCTGCTGCCACTGCATTACATTTTGTAGATACATTAAAAGATAGAATTGCAAGAGTACGTAATACGGATAATGTGGTAAAAGACATAGTTAAGAAAGAAAAGAAAAAACGTAAAGTAAAATTAGCAGATTCTGACTTAAGCGAGTTTATGTTATGAAGGTAGGTATTACTGCTTCGACATTTGATCTCTTACACGCTGGACATATTGAGATGTTAAGAGAAGCAAAAGATCATTGTGAATATTTAATATGCGCATTACAAATTGATCCTTCTATTGATAGAATAGAAAAGAATAAACCAGTTCAAACCGTAGTTGAAAGGTACACCCAATTATCTGCAGTAAAATTTGTAGATGAAGTTATTCCATATATGTATGAAAGCGATCTTGTAGATATACTTTCTATGAGAAATATAGACGTACGTATACTAGGTGAAGAATATAGAGAAAAAGACTTTACAGGCAGAGATATCTGTAAAGCACGTGATATAGAATTGTACTTTAATAAAAGAGAACATAGATTTAGTACAAGTGATTTAAGAAAGAGAATAACGAATGAAACTAGCAATACTCAATGACACGCATTGTGGCATTAGAAACTCTTCAGAAATATTTTTAGATAATGCAGAAGACTTTTATACAAACATATTCTTTCCGGAATGTAAAAAACGTGGAGTAACTCAAATATTACACTTAGGTGATTATTATGATCATCGTAAATTTGTAAACTTTAAAGCACTTAATCAAAATAGAAGAGTGTTTTTAGAACCTTTACGAAAAAATAATATGGTCATGGATATTATACCAGGCAACCATGATACATATTATAAAAACACTAATGAATTAAATTCATTAAAAGAATGCCTAGGTCATTACATGAATGAAATCCATATAATTATGGAACCAACTGTTATGGAATACGGTTCTTTAAGTATGGGATTACTTCCATGGATATGCTCAGATAATTATGATCAATCAATGAATTTTATAAGAGATTGTAAAGCCGATTGGTTAGGTGCACATCTTGAATTGGCTAACTTTGAAATCGGTAGAGGCATTATGGCACATGGCGGTATGGATCCAAAGCTATTTCATAAGTTNGAACAAGTATTATCTGGTCATTATCACACAGCTTCTAAAAGAGATAACATATGGTACTTAGGTAATCCTATGGAGTTCTTTTGGTCTGATGCGCATGATACAAAGTACTTTCATATTCTTGATACTGAAACAAGACAAATTGAAAAAATACAAAATACTTACACTTTATTTGAAAAAATAGTGTACAATGACAAAGAAGTATGTTATAATAACTATAATAAAAACTTATCTAAAAAGTTTGTTAAAGTTGTTGTAGCAGAAAAATCTGATCCATTTACGTTTGATAGGTTCATTGATAATATACAGAATCAAGATATTTACGAACTAAAAATAGCAGAAAATTTTAATGAGTTTATGGGTCAAAACGTTGAAGACGAAGATATGAATTTTCAAGATACAGTTGAAATAGTTGATTCATATGTTGAAGCAGTGGATACAGATTTAGATAAGAGTAAGATTAAGATCCAAATGAGAGAATTGATGACGGAAGCGCAGGCACTTGAAATAGCATGATAAATTTTAAATCTATAAAATATAAGAACTTTTTATCTTCAGGAAACACTTTTACTGAAATACCTTTAAATAAAGATAAGTCTACACTTATTGTTGGCCAAAACGGTGCAGGCAAATCAACAATGCTAGATGCTATATCATTTGCNTTGTTNGGTAAACCTCATCGTAAAATTATGAAGAACCAANTAGTTAATTCTATTAATCAAAAACAAGCAGTTGTTGAAGTAGAGTTCTCTGTAGGTGCTGCACACTTTAAAATTATAAGAGGTATAAAGCCAAACATATTTGAAATATGGAAAGATGGTACTATGATTAACCAATCTTCTCATTCATTAGAATACCAGAAGATCCTTGAGCAAAATATACTGAAACTTAATCATAAAAGTTTTCATCAAGTTGTAGTTTTAGGTTCTTCCTCTTTTATACCTTTCATGCAACTGAATGCAGGCCATCGTAGGAATGTTATTGAAGACCTTCTGGATATTAATATTTTCTCTAAGATGAATCTTATTATAAGAGAAAGAAATTCTATATTAAAAGAAAGTATCACCAGAATAAGTAACGATACTAATATTGTCAAAAGTAAAATAGAACAACAGGCAAAGTACATTCGTGATATTGCTGCTCTTACACAAGAAAATAAAAACAAATACGAAAAACAAGTTTCAACTGGTAGAGAAAGAATAACTAAACTTCAAAAAGAAAATAGTGAATTAAGTTTAGCACTAGAATCTAGTACAGCAATTGATGAATTGAAAGAACTACAAACACAAAAGAATAAAGTCATTGGTGAAATTGCTACTATAAAACAAGAAATGAAATCGGTTGCAAAACGCGGTATGTTTTTAGAAAAAAATGATGAGTGCCCTACATGCGATCAGCCTATAGCTAATAAAGATAAACTTATATCAGAAACAAAAAGTGAAGCACACAAAGTTCAATCTTCTTTAAATACAGTGCAAATAAATGGCAGCTCTATAGATAATGACATATCAGCATTAGAAGAAATTATTAAAGATATAAAAGAAAAGACCGATACTATTAATGCAAATAATAGAGAAATCATTTCAGTAACACAAAACAATGATGAGTTACAAAAATATTTAGAAACTGAAGTGTCAGCCGATTTAACTGGTGCACGTAATGATTTAGAAACAATGAACAACGATAAAGAAAGTTTATTTGAAGAGAAGCTTAAGTTAAATGAACAGTTTGGTTATAACAATGTCATTGCTGAAATGCTAAGAGATACTGGTATTAAGACAAAGATTATTAAGCAGTATTTACCTACTATTAATAAACTTGTTAACCAGTTCCTGCAAACTCTGGACTTCTTTGTATCTTTCAACTTAGATGAAAGTTTTAATGAAACAATAAGATCAAGACACAGAGATGATTTTACTTATGATTCATTTAGTGAAGGTGAAAAACAAAGAATAGATTTATCATTACTATTTACATGGAGGCAAATTGCTAAAATGAAAAACTCAGTAGCAACTAACTTATTAGTACTTGATGAAACATTTGATTCATCACTTGATCATGACGGTATCGAAAACTTATTAAAAATATTATCAATGATGGACGCTAACAGTAATACGTTTATTATATCACATAAAGGAGATATTTTAGATGGTAAGTTTGAGTCCAAAATTGAATTTGTAAAAGATAGAAATTTTTCTAAGATAAAAAATTAAATGAAATTAACTGTGTACATTTACGTGAATGTATGGTATAATACTATTATAAAATGAAAAAAGGAAGGTTATAAATTATGGAATTAAGTGAAAGCACTTTACAAGTTTTAAGAAACTTTTCAGGTATTAATCAAAATTTATTGATTAAATCTGGATCTAATATTAAAACTATTAGTGAAGCAAGAAACGTAGTAGCAACTGCCGATGTTACTGAAAGTTTTGAAAAAGATTTCGGCATATACGATTTAAATGAATTTATTGGAGTAATGGGTTTAGTTGATACTCCAACATTGAAATTTGATGAAGACTTTGTTACTGTTTCAGATTCATCAGGTAGATCTAAAGTAAAATATTTCTATGCTGCTGAAGAAACATTAACAGCACCCACTAAAGACGTTACTATGCCAGAAGCTGATGTTAAGTTTGTATTAGACAATGATACTCTTAACAAGTTGAAAAAAGCTGCATCGACTTTAGGTCATAGTGAGGTATCAATAAAAGCAAATGGCGGCATATTAAGTTTGTCAATCATTGAAAGTAAAAATGCAACTTCAAACGCTTTTTCAATTGATATCGATGGTGAATTTAAACAGGACGCTGCATTTAATTTCATTATAAGCATTTCTAATCTTAAGATCCTCCCTGGTGACTATGATGTAGAAATATCTTCTAAACTAATAACGCAATTTAAAAACAAAGAAATACCTTTAAAGTATTGGATTGCACTTGAAAAAACATCAACTTACGGAGTATGACATGTCAGATAATATAACTCAATTAAAAGATCTTGCTAATAAAGCAAGCAGAAGTACAGTAGCAGTAATTGATGCTGTTACACAAAGAGGCGGATTCAAAGGCGAAGAGCTTTCAACTATAGGTAGCTTAAGGGATCAATGCATTCAGATCATTCAAATAAGTGAAGCACTTCAGCAAGAAGATGCTATGAAAGATAGCAGCGCAGCACCCGCAATTGCAGAGCCTGCAAACGACAAGCCAAAGAAGTAATGAGTACTGACTTTTTATGGGTCGAAAAGTATAGGCCTAAGGTTGTAGCAGATACGATCTTACCTGAATCTTTAAAATTAACCTTCCAAAAGATAGTCGACGGTGGTGAACTTCCTAATATGTTGTTCACTGGCACCGCCGGCTTAGGTAAGACCACAGTCGCCCGAGCTCTATGCAATGAGCTCGGCTGCGATTTTATTCTTATCAACGGATCTGAAGAAGGTAATATTGATACGTTAAGAACTAAGATAAAACAATTTGCATCGTCTGTTTCATTACAAGGCGGTTATAAAGTTGTTATATTAGATGAAGCTGACTATCTCAATCCACAATCTACACAACCAGCATTGCGCGGTTTTATAGAAGAGTTTTCCAATAACTGCAGATTTATTCTTACATGCAACTTTAAAAACAGAATTATCGAGCCACTACATTCACGATGTGGTGTATATGAATTTAACACATCTAAAAAATCTATGATTGAGTTGTGTGAATCCTTTATGGCTAGATGTAAAACTATTTTAGATAATGAAAAAATTGAATACGACGACAAACCACTAGCTGAACTTATAATGAAATTTGCACCTGATTGGCGTAGAGTATTAAATGAATTACAAAGATATTCTATTAACGGCCGCATCGATTCAGGTGTTGTAGCTAATCTTCAAGATAAAAACTTTGATGATTTGTTTTCTCATTTAAAAAATAAAAATTTTAAAAGCATGAGATCTTGGGTAGTAAACAATATAGATACAGATGCAAGCGCTATTTTTAGAGCTATTTACGACAGAATGATGGACAAAGTTGCACCACAATCGATACCACAACTTGTTCTTTTGCTTGCAGACTATCAATACAAAAATGCATTTGTTGCTGACCACGAACTTAATGTGGTGGCATGTTTAACGGAGGTAATGTCAGATGTCCAATTCAGATAATTTAACTTTATATACACAAGATGATTGTAATTATTGCCATATAATGAAAAAGAAACTTGCCGAGTGGGATTTTAAATATAGAGAAATAAATATAAGTTATGATCTATTCGCTAAAGAGTTTTTAAAAGAACGTGGCCATAGAACAGTACCTCAACTTTATTTAAACGAATTACATTTAAATAAATTTCCAACTACAGAACTTACTAAAAATCATGTTGTAAAAGAAATTGATTATGAAAATTATGTAGGTGGTGTAGAAAGCTGGGCTCCTCTTAAAAGTGCATAGGATATATTATGAATCCATTTGAATACTCAAACGCAATAAATTATACTAAAAAGAATATTATGATTGACGATATTGCTGAAAAGGCATATTCGTCATACATGATCAATAGACAGCTGTCATACTTTCCAGATACAGTATTAGCTGCAAATGAGATGAATCGCAACCATCATCTTGATAACCGCCTTCAATTTGATTTTTTTATAAATATAATTAGAAAACGTAAAAGGTTTTCTAAATGGTTCAAACCTGAACAGATTAGTGA